ATGTTTCCTGCAATGCTTCAGCAACTTTTTGTTTAGCAAATGCAATCATTAACTCCTGAGTTGAAACGTTTTCATTTTCATGCAACAATTTCATGTACATTTCATTTGCTGTAATTGGTGTTGGTTTTACTTTTTTAGTTTCCATAACATCACTTTGTTTTTTGGTTGTTAAAATGGCAATATTTCGCTTGATTTGACATTTAGTTTATTGCAAATCAATTCTAAGTATTTTATAGATAACGATTGCCTTCCGTTTTCTATATTAGAAAGCGATGTTCTAGTTATTCCTAAAAAATCAGATAATTCTAACTGATTCATGTTTTTAGATTTACGTATTTGAGCTAGTTTTTCAGCTACATACTCTTTTGTATCTAACTCTACTGTAATTTTTTGCCTATCTATTTTCTTAATAGGAACAAAAACTTCTATTTTGTGTTTTGTCATAGTTATTATTATTTAATGTTAAGCAAATATATAAATGTTTTTTAAATAAACAATATATAAAAGTAAAACTTAACACTTTTTATTTTTAAGCGCATAAAAAAACCACTCCAATTAAGAAGCGGTTTTGATAATAAACCTAATTTTTAAAACAGAAATGCAATTAACCAGATTGCTAAAAACCCCAAAAACAAATATTATGAGTTGTAAAGATAACTAATTTTTATTTACCTTGTCAAAAACATCATCAATTCTTCCTGCATTGGGTGTGTTCTTAATTCCTTTTTGATTGGTAATTATTGCTTTAAGCGCAAATAAACCCAATCCTTTTACTATTTTTCCAACTACTGTGTTCCAAAATGGCTTTTTCATAAACTTGTAATTTTTGCGAGATATTGCGTGAATCTCGTGGTTTTTATATCTGAAAATATTGTTTTACTTCTGACTTTCTTCGTCCAATTAATTCTTTATTCTTTGTCCATAACATCATCGCATCCTTTATTTTAACGTTATTAGGATTGGCATTTACTAATCTCAGCACCGTGCTGTTTCCAAAGCCATTTAAGCCAATATTATAGGCAAGTGATACCAAAGCATTAAATTGATTTTGATTCACGTTTGATTTTACCAACTTATCAACTTCTAATGCAAACTTATCAGCCGTTAGTTTGCCAAGTTCCTGAGCCTCTATGATAGTTAAAGCGCGGTCTTGCATTGTTACCCTACGCCCATCTAAATATGTAATATTGCCGATTGCTATCGTAGCAATTCCACGTGTATCTAAATATGGTTTTAATCGTAACCCTTCTCTTTCGTGAAGTGCTTTATATCCTGCTTCGTTTAGTTTCATTTCTTACTCTTTAAATTCAATATAAAATCAAAAAAACTTTCTGTTGCGGCAGTTAAAAATAAATCTATGTTTAGCTTATAGATTAAAAACTCTCCTATTTTGTCCGATAGTATGGCGATAATTGCAATTACAATTGAAACGTTATCAGGGTCAAAATAACCACGTACCCAATCAGAACAAATATAAGCACCACCTACACCGATAACCATCGACAAAAAAACATTTAATGCTGTAACCTTTGTTTTATTGCTTTTCATTTCAATAGCTATTTTAAGCCCAACAGCCAAAAATGCAGGAAACAATATCTTAATAAAAAACTGATAAAACTCACTTTGTATTAATTTTTCCGGCATTTCTTTTTTGGATTATAAGCCAAACAATTGGCAGGATTAGAGCTAAAATTATTTCGTTAAGACTTATTTTTGTGTTATCAAAAAATATCTCGTCTAACAAATTGCTGAAAGATAAACAAATTAACGAAAAAGAAATTACATTTTTATAGGATAATATATAATTTAACACACATAAAAGAAAGATAAATAGTGCATTTCCAATATAAAAAACCGGAATACCAAACTTCTTAAGAATGATATTCCAGAATAAATATGTTGAAATTCCAACAATTAAAGCTGATATTTGTAAAAACTTAACCACGGTCTTTTGGTCTATCGCCTACGATTGGTTCGTCCGGATCAGGCTCTTCTGCAAAAGCCTGTATCTTATCATCAGCTATATTTGTTTTCTTGTCAACAATATTCATAATGTAAGACTTAGCACGACTAATTAATGTTTGAATAATCCATGAGCCTAATAAACCTACTGCAAAAAAACTAACCCTTGTAAATACTAAAATATTTGGTCTTACTTTTCCAACCTCAGGGAATAGTAAAAGCCATAAAAAAACAGAACATAACGACATTGCAATTGTCAAAAAATCCTTTTCTAAATAGTCTTTAAATCCAAAATTTACATTGGCTCTTTTTGCGTAATCGATTAATGATTTAGCCTTTGCTAAACAATGCATAATCACGCCGCCCAATCCGCACAATATGTATATTACTTGCTCCATTTCTATATATTTATTTAATTGTTAATTACGGATATACTCTTATTTCTACCATCGTGCTTCCGTTTAATAGACCATCTGTAAGTGCAAGTGAATTATTAGCCGAAAAAATAGTAATTACATTTGCGCTTGTTCTTGTAATCCTTAAAAAAGTACCCGGATTTGAGTAATCACCCCCTATAATAGACGCGGTTTTTGATGCTGTGAATGCGCCTGTTAGCGTGCCTTCATAATTACCTGTAGCTGATCGTGTCCAAACTATCGACCCGATTGTATTCTCTAATACCGTAACCGTTGGCGCGCTTGTTCCTGTTTGAGAAATTAAAGCTACGTATTTTAAAGGCAGTACTGCCCCTCTGCTAACTTTGCCTATATTATCCGTTTGAAGTAATGCGTCTCCTGTTCCTGCTAATCCTGATATTCTTATATTACCCGATACTTGAAAAGCGTTAATTGCATCATCTGTTGCTCCGTTTATTAAAACATTTCCGGTGTTATACATTATCTGAAAAGGAGCCGTTATCCCTGTAAGTACTCCACCTGCCGTTCCTGTAGATGCCTTTGCAATCTGGAAAAAGTTTTTTCCGAAATACATTAAAGTAGCTCCACCATTAAATAAATACCTGTTATTATTTGTATTATCGTAAAAACTATTAAACGATAATGTGCTTTCCTCAGAACTAGAAGTACTTAACTCTTGTAAATTTAAATTCCTAAACTGGAATATATTTGAGTAATTTGGGTAATGTGCTCTATAAGCTAATCCGCTTGCGTTTATTTTACTACCTACGACTAGGGTGGTTCCATCGTCAATAACCCTACTATCTATTAAGCTTGCATTTCCTGTTTTTTTAACTAAATAGTTCGTTGTAGCGTTCATTGCGGGAACAACTGCGCTAGGCGTGTAATTCCAAAAAGTATAATTTGCAATAGCCGAAAGAGGATTCACAATACTATTTGAAGCGTACGACATTCCAAGCATTTTTTTACCACCTCTAGGGTTTATCACAGAAGGATATCCAGAATCTGAATTTACAGAAGTCGCAAGTACTTGCCTTGTTTCCGCAAGCCAACCACTAACCCCCGCTATCAGATCTGATTTTTTACCTACAACTCCATTAACACCGTAAGGAATACCTCTAAGAGAAGTAAATAAAGCTACGTATTTTTCACCGTTAGCCTCAATGTAAGTATTAAGCCAAGGCGCAACATTTGAACTATTCGCACTAGGTATTAAGCCCTGATTAGTCCAAGTTTGACCATTATCAGTTGATATTAATTGAGACAATAGTAAAGTATCTACTCTGCGACTAACGCACAAAATAACGCCACCATCTAAATAAGCGTAAGACGCTTCATTATACCCATTAGTTAAATCACTAGCGACCAAAACGTCGTTACCCCAAGTAGCCCCGTTATCGATTGAAAATTTTAAATAAGTTGCTTGCGTACCGTCTAATTTTTCAATGTAGTATGGTAAAGCTAATTTTCCGTCGGCAATAGCAATCATGTTCCCGTAAGGAGAGTAACCAGAAGACCCTGATGGCACTGTTTGAATTACATAATTTGACCATGTAACCCCGTCGTCGTCTGAGTATATAGTGCCTTGGCTGTAATAAGTAGGCACAGTTCCGTTAAACTTCAAAAAGAACACAACAATTCTACCTGAAGGAGTTACGCCCCCCGCTATATTTCTACAATCTATTCCCACCACGTCTTGGTAAATAATAGACCTTGCGGAAAATGTCTTACCTCCGTCTGTAGAAGTTCGCATAACTATTTTACCATCAGTACTAATGTGTCCAGCGCCTTCTCTGTAGATTTGAAATATTTTATTAGACAAAGACTGCACAAGAATACCGAAAGCGTCAAATGTTGTTCCTGATATTGTAGTGTTGCTGTCCGCTACATCGTAATTAGAAGTGTACGTTTTGTTTAGTTTACTATCATTTAATGTTTTCAAATTATTCAAAGCGTCTGTAGTAGTTGCGCCCGTAACGGTTGAAAGGTTCAACACTGCTGTAGTATTTAAAGGCACCGGAACGTCATAATATGAATTATAAGACGTACCGTAATAAACCGATTGAGTAATATTTGACGCTGCTGTACCTACTTTCTCAGCCGATACATGATAACGTAACCTTTCACCTACTGCCATAGACAAAGGACTTGCTAAGTTACCAGAAACCTGAACATTTGTAACGCTTCCGTCAGCTAAAGTCAATAATCCGCTGTCTAGTATAGCAATAACGGTAACGCCTAAATCCCCAACGGGTGCACCTGTAATACCGGATGCAATAGGAGTGCCTGCGTTATTGCATTTATAAATTTCAACTGTCCAGCGCTGTTGTGCGCTGTTTGGTGTTGTTGATGCTGATAAATTACCCGCATAAATACCTGGAGGCGATAAAACAGCCGTAGGAAAAGCGATACTTATTAAGTCAGTAGTATAATACTTTTTTTGATTATCATCGTTGGTTACTGATTGAATATGACTTGCTGCCGTTCCTTTGTTTACCTGATTTGTTAAATCGAATGTTCCCGCTCCAATTGTTGTCTGATCGGCTGTAAACCATACGCGTGTTGTTACACCTGCTGTAGTAGCAACAATAGATTCTAATTGATTGTTTATGCCTGTTAAATGCCCGCCTAAAGTAGCAGTAATCGGTGTGTAACCTGTTGGAATGTACGGAATCGGAATATTAACGGGTTGCAACCAATTTATTTTTCCGTCAGTTTCCTGTACTGAAATCCTGTTGGCTGTTGCGCTTTCCGTATTTGTTTTAGTCGTAACCGTTCCAAATGTTGGATTTTGATATGTTTGTGCGTAACTGGATATTGTAACGAGTAGTAAAAAAAGTATTTTTTTCATGTTTATATTGGTTTAAAAAGATCACCTAATGCGAATCCGAATGTTGTTGTTATACTTGACCCTGTTTGCGACCAATCAAGATCGTTTAATAATGCTCCATTCCAGAAAACCGCTTTTGCTAAAGCTGTTGTTCCTAGTGGGAATACCGTTTGTCCTGCTGTTGCTGTTATTTGTATTTTTGGAAGCGTAGCAAAGTTAGTAAATAAATAATTCAATGCTTCTGTAACATTTGCACCAGGAATATCAGAATTGTTTTCTACATTATCACTACTCGTCGCAGGTTCTTCAGATGCATCGGTCCAAATAAAACCGTTCCATTGCCATAATTTAACCGGTAAACTATCAATGTCCAACTGCATATAAAAATCTGCATAATTATATGTAGGTGGCGGTGTTACATTTGGATCATCAATACCGGTATATAATTGAACACCATTATTTACTAAATCATCAAAGTTTTGCTTTAACGAATTAATAGCTTCTACAACGCTATTCTTTTCATCTGTAGTTAAGTTATCTAAATCGCCAATATTGTTATTTGCAAAATCTAATATTGCATCTAAAATAGGATTTAAAACATTAGCAGTAATTTCATTATTGCCATTAGCTACAATGTAGGTGTTTATTTGCGCAAATACCTCTGCATAAGTCGGTGTAGCCATTATTAATAATTATTAAAGTCGTTATTAAAATCATCATTGAAATCTCCATGAGGCGTGAACACGACGTCTTGAAATAAATTATCAAAGTCATTCGGACCACCTTCATAAATAAAAGGCAATTCATCCTCTAATGCTTCAGATAAAGAAACAAGTTTTATAATTGCGCCACCGTTTGCGTTTTGAGGATCGTAAGTATAATTACTAGTTGTCATTCCAAATTCAAAACCATATATTTCAACTGTTCCATCATACAATTGTAAAGCAACAAAATAATCTGCATTATCTAATTGCTGAAGCGTACATTTAACCGTTTGATTTACTCCTAAAACATTTATAGTAACTCCATGTAAATATTGAGGTATTCCGTTTACAACTGACTTTTCAACTGTACCAAAAATAGTTGATCCGTTTTCGGTCATTGAAAATAAAAAGCCTGACAAATCTTCTTTTAAATTAAATAGCACTTTGTAACGACATTCGTAAACTCCTTCAATAGAAACTGTGCTCGTTAGTATTTGTTTGTTTAAAACGTCTGCACGATTAACCAAAACGGCTTGCTGATAATAGTTTTTTATAACATTACCACATGATAAATCTAAACCGTTTCGTAATTGTTCGCAACTCATTATTTATTTACATTTGAAGACCTGAATCCGTAACCTTTTGCTTTTGTTCCTCCGCATTTATCTGAACCGCATCCGCATTTATCTGTTGGGCAATGCGTGTAATCGAAAATAGTTTTATTTTGACAGATATACCTTTGAGTTCTTTCAAATGAAATTAAACCCATATTTCGATATTTATCAGCAAAGTTATTTAATGCTTTTTGATCTATTGGTATTGAAAATTCATTTGTTTTCTGAACTAATCCTGTGGCCGTATCGTTAAACCCGTTAAGCATAACATAACGAGCATACGAATAATAAGCCATTATTTTATAAATTCCTTCGAATGGTCTTAATTTACCTCCGCAATCGGTATAATTGCCACCATATAACAGTGCTTTTTTCTCTGTATAGTTCTTAGGAATAGGCGGTTTTGGATCTTGTGCATTATCATACGCAATAATTTCTGTATTTATCTGCTCAATTTCTATCCAAAAATCACAAAACAACTCAGCCAAATCAAAGTTTGATGCTTCATTTTCGGCAACGCATAGTTTTGATACGTCGCAATGCTTTGCGAGTATTCCAATGCAATTATATTGTTGTGGTAGTAGATTCATTTGGATCAATTTTTTCAGGACTACCTAAAAGCGCATCTGCAACTTCTTTTGTAAATCCGTAAATTTCTGTAAATATTGTCATAGCACTATTATAATCTGTCAATCCTTGTGAAAAAGATGCTTGAACTTGCAAAACTCCAGTAACACCCCCAACAGATCCGCGTAAATTTGCTTGCGCCTGTTTCGTAGCATCATCAACAACTACTTCCTCAACTCCATCAACTACTTCTTTTATTGAAATATCAACAATAGGAATGATTTTGCACGGGAAACCTAAGTAGGTTAGTGTATCTTCAATTTCTTTTCTTTCGTCTTGCGTTTGCTCAGTATAAAACTTTTTCATTTCTAAATAAGTTTCTGATTGAGTTCCGAAAATTGATGTTTCAGCCTTTACAAGTTGAGCAGGAATATTGTTTGCTTGAGAGTAAATATTATCTCTTAAAGTTGTTTTTGTTTCTGAAAACAATTTGTCATCATATTCGGCTTTTATTTGACCTACTTTAAACACTTTTTCAACTTCTACTCCGGCTTCTAATGCTATATGATAAGTACCCCCAATATTTTCAGAACCAAGCCATTGCGCAATTTCTTCATCTGTTTTTTTAACATCTTCTTCATCTAGTCCGGATGTTACAACATAAGTTTTTCCTAAAAATCCAGTACGCACGTTTCTATTGGTAAACATTGCAATTCTATATTCAGAATCTAAATCATTATAACAAGCATCAAAAGGCGAAAGAGCATATTTAAACTCGGGTGTTAAGTTCATATAGTAAACTTGACCCCGATAATAAGGCAACATAACCGCTAAATCAACTTCAAGTTCTTTAGGCTCGGTTGCTAAATAATCAGCTTTTATTTGAGCTAAAATTACGTCAGGATTATTATCAAACGGATAGTACCATTCGCCTGTATCTGTTTTTGTAGATTTTCCAAAACATTTCTTTTCAATAGAACAATCTTTTAACCAATATTTTGAAATATAATCGTTGTCATCTTCTTTTCCAATTCTTGATTTTGTGTATTCTAAAATATCAATTGTAGGCTTTAGAACCGCATTCTCTAATGTTTGACCAATATGAAAGAATGTTCCGTTTTGTCTTGAAACATCAACCGCTGACATTCTAACTATCTTTGAAAGCTTATAGTTTTTATCAGGATTAACAATTACATCATTCTCAACTCCTTTACCCGAAATATATTTAGCAAAAACTTTAGATGCTGATTTACCTGAAGGACTATTTAAAATCGCTAATTCAATCTCATTTGGATAAAGATTGTTTTCTCCATTGTAATAAATAGATTCATCTTTATTCTCAGCTAATGGAATAAACCTACGGTAAAGCTCAATGAATTTAGCTCTGTATTTGCCAACTGGTATTTTAGGTAAATCCATTATTTACGTTTTTTAGGACCACGTTTTTTGCCTGTGTATGAATGTTTAACTTCAATCGTATCAACAACTTCTTTTACTGAATTTGTAATTTCTTCATCAGTTGAATCAGGCGACAATGTTTTTTTTACTTCTTCAAATTTAGCATCTACCTTTGAAGTGTCGGAAACAATAATTTCCGGTTGTGTTGTTGGAAAATTAAACATTTTTACACGTTCTTTATTTTCTTCATCAGTACCCGAAACAATAAATTCTTTAATAAATTCATCGGTTAAAATATTATCATATTGACGGAATGTTTTACCATCTTTACGATAAGTCAAAATTTTACCTTGTATTTTTTTAATTGAAATTGTATTCATGATTTTACCTTTTTGTAAAGTTACTTTTTTTTCTCCTTTTATTGAGTATAAAGATACTAATTTTTGCCAATCCGTACCAAATGAACATCCGGCACAATTCGGAACTCTCCCAAAAGCAGTTTTAAAAAAATCTAGGTATAAAGACATAAGGTTAGAATCTCTTCTAACCTTAGCTTTATCTAATAATATAAATTCATTAATTGTCATAATTAAACACTTGGTGCTCCATTATCGAAATTAGAATCGAAATCTGCATTTTCAGATCCTGGAGGTGTTGATTGATAAACCAAAGGTACATAATTCTCAGGTGCAATATCTAAAGAAGATAAAACAATTGCAGTACCTCCACCGCCTTCTTGAACGTCATACGTAAAATCTCCGGTTGTCAAACCGTTTTCAAATCCGTAAACTTCAACAGTTCCGTCAGTAAATTGATAAACAACAACGTATTTACCTTTACTCAATGAATCCAAAATACATTTTGCTTCTTCTGTAGATCCTACAATTAAAAGCTGTGCATTATGTTTGTATTGTGTAAATCCTAAATCAGACAATGTTTTGTCAAAATATCCTTTATAAGAACTTCCTGATTCTGGTCCTGTAAATCTGTAACCCGTTTTACCGTCTTTCAAAGAGAACTGAACGTTATATAAACAATCAGGATCTTCTGCCGTAGGAACGCTTAAAACAACTGATTCAGGATCAATATCTGCTTTATTAATAACTACCGCCTGTTGGTAAAATCTACGGGCAGGAGCAATACAAGATGCATCCTGACCGTTTTTTAATGTACCGCATATACTTGCTACTGCCATTTTATTTGTTTTTTAAGATTAAACACTTGGCGAAGCTGTTTCAGCACCAATGTAAACATATTGATTTGTAACTAATGCAGCACCTACATTCGCACCACCTTTGATATAAATTTGGTCATCATCTTTTGAATACCAAATATCGAAAGCAGGCAATTGATCTAATTCAGTTGTGCCGATTAAGATGTTTGTATCACTTGTTAATATTGCTCTGTAAGGATTGCCCAATGCAAAAGCATTAATAACCCCGTCAAACTCTCTATGAACATGAACAGTAATTCCGAATATTTTTAACATTCCATCAACTGAATAAGTTCTTTGAGCAGTTAAACCGTCAGCAGAATAACATTCGCAATTGATTCCTGTTCTATCCCCGATTGAATTTAACCATGAAACCAAAACCGCTGCCATTGCTTGTGTCATTTCGAAACGAGCTGTTGCAGGATTCCACCAAGGTTGTAAAGATGCATATTCGTAAGCTTCTGTTAAGTAAGCATACAAAGCAGGACCAGTTAAACCAGTTCCGGCAACATTTTCAGCAACTTCAATTTTGTAACCATCCATCGCTTCAGCTTGTGTAAAAATACCATCAGCACCTTCAAGATAATCGTTTGAACTTGCAGAATCAGCAAACCAAACTCTACGCCAGATTGCAGCTCTTAAATTCTTTTGGAATAAATCAATTATGTATTGAAGTAATGCAGAGTTTAAATCAGCATCACCAAAAATACGTTTGTGTTGATTCCAGAAAAGTAAAAAGTTTTCATCAAATGAATTTATACAGATTGGAATTTTACAGGCAATCATTGCTGTTTCCCATGCTTTAGTTGAGAATCCCAAATCTAAATCACATGCAGGAATAACACAGTTGTTATTTGCTTTTACAGGAAACGCTTCATAGTTTGGAGAATTATCCAAAATAGGAATCAATGCGCCTGGACGAATACCTGTTACAATTTGATGACCTTCCGCAATATCTCCCACCTCAAAGGTGCTCATATAAATTGCGTTTGAGATGTCTACTCTATCAGCAGTTACAAGGTCATCAACCAATGCAAGAACCGCTGTGTTAAAATTTGTTGTAATTGCCATTTCTTATTTTTTTATTACGTTTTTATTTAAATTTGCAACCGCTTGAGAAGCTTTAGAAGGTGTTGGTTCTTTTTCCTTTTCTTTCGGAGCTTCTTTCGATTGATTCGGTGCAGGTCTTGAACTTGCTTTGTATCCTGCAATCAAAGCGTCTTTAGCTTTATTTTGAGTATCTAACTCAATAGCTTTATTTGATACTGCTTCTAATTGCTCAGTAAGCAATGCAATAGTTGCGTTTGCTTCTGCCAATGCCTCTGCATTTGTGTCTGTAACATCTTCAGATTGAATTTCAGTTAATTCTCCGGCAATGAACACATAAGTTTCTCCATCAGGCATAATAAAACTACCATCTGCATCCATACCATCGTAGTAAGCTTTATCGCCAACTTTAACAACGGCATCATCTTCTAATTCGTAAAAGTCTAATTCTTTTCCATCAGCAGATGTTACCACTTTGTTTGAGAACTGACCTAAAAACTTAGCTACTTTGTTATATAGCGTTTGTGTTTTTTTATTCATGTTTTTATTATTTGTGTTAGTACTAAATCTTTTTAATGCCACTGGTCTTAAAACTTCTTCTATTGAAGTCGCAAAACGAATTGTAACCGCTTCTTCTGCCGTGATTGAAGTATCGTTGTTCATTAACTCCAAAGCTTCGTCACGGGTTAAATCAGTATGTAATGCATAATGATCCGCAATCATGTTGTTACACTTTTCTAATTCAGCAGCGACACGAACCAAAGTTTTTGAATCTCCTTCTGAATAAGTCCATGCGTTGTGTACGAATGGTTCAGTATGTCCTGTTAAAATTCTTTCGTCTCCTGCAAGGAAAATAACCGTTGCAATTGAAGCAACCTGACCCTCTCCTAATGTTGTAACCTTTGCTTTGTTGTCTTTGGCATATCTACGTAACTCATTGTACATAGTAAATCCGGTTTCAACATCGCCACCAAAAGAACGAATACGAACTTTAATATCTTTTCCTTTAGCTTCTTTTAAAGATTGTTGAAGTGTTGACAAGTTGTAAAATCCACCTTGGTCAATTATCCATTGCTCTTCGAAAGGAACTATCTCACCGTATATTTTAATTTCGTGCATTGAATTTTAAATTTTGTATAAAATTAAACTACAAATGCAATAATATTTATTAAAAACATTGTCAAAATATTTGGTCACAAAAAAACCGATACATTACGCATCGGTTTAGATTTTTATTAATATTTATTTTAGTATTTATTATACTGTCCATAAATTCGCTCCATTGTCTTTCCTTCATCGTTTACAATGTAAGCTACTTCGTCGTTGTTAATAACGTATGTATTATTTTTTCCGAAAACAATTACTCTAACCTTTTCTTTTTCTTCATACGTACAAGGAATATCTTTAAAATATTCGTCAACTGTTGATTCAAATAAACTTTTTTCTGAAGAAGCATTTACGCTTTTAATCTTAGATAAATAAGTGTAGCTATCTTCACCTAAGCTGTAGTTAATTGTTCTTTCACATCCTTCTAAATTCTGATTGATAATTCTTAACAAATAATTCATGATATATAATGTATAATATTTTGCCTACTCTTTAGCTTTTCGGCATCCGCTATATTGTTATATTTTTTTCCATGTCTACAATTGCTCTGCGAACTGTATTAACTGATATTTTAAAATGTCTGCTGACTATGTCGTATTTCTTCATCTGAGCAGGTTCGTAATCTATAGATTTATAAAACAAATAAATGTCGTAATCGTTTAAAACAGAAAGCGGAAGCTTTCCAATCTTCACAAACGTTTGCACAATCTTAATATTTGAACTTATATAATTTGCTACTTTCATTCGCTCCACTTTTTACATTTAGTTATTGATTGACGTAATTTATAAGATGATGTACAACCGCATTCTTCACAATACATATTTGAAAGTTCCGTTATTCTTTTATCTTCAACACGCAAAAAAGAAATTGGTTCAGTTTGGAAAAACTCACATCCCGAACACTCATGCATCCTATTTTCAGCTAACCGTTCTATCTCTAAAACAGGATTACTGAAATTATGCATACCAACCTCTAAAGGCTCTATCCCGTTCGTTACCAAAGATACTATTTTCTTTTTAAAACTTTGCATCAGCCATTACTTTACGGTCGTTACTTAATTCTTTGATACCTGATTGAGACCCTGATTTTGTTCCTGCTTCTGCCCCAATCGCTACAGCTTCAGCAATCATTTGAACCATTTGAGAATTGTTAGCGTTATTATTCAAATCGTTTTGATTTAATATGTTCGACGCTCCGTTAATTCCTACACCTCCACCGGCTTGATTTATCGCGCTTAATTCGTTAGCGAACATTGAAGTGCTGCGTGCGTTTATAATACTTTCTCCGGCACTTGCATTCAAATTAATATCGTCACTTGTTCCGCTTCCTGATCCACGTAACCCAATTACACCAGTCGCATAACTTGGTGTTTTTCTAATTGTAGGTTCTTTTGTTCCGACAATCTTTTTAACATTTGATAAACCCGCTGCTACTGCTGCACCTGCTGCAATAGCACCCAATGCAGGACCAACAATAGGAATACCAGACAATGCAGAGAATGCAGATGTTGCAGATTTATAAGTATCAATTGTTGTTTGTGCAATTGCTGCGGCTTTTCCTGCTTTGCTTTCTTCTCCAAATATAGCAGCCAAAGAACCAAACGCATTACTTGCTAATTGTAATTTATTATCTTGTTTAGCTTTCTCAATGTCTTCTGCTTGTTTCGCATACTTAGCATTTATTAAAGATATATCCGCTCCTGTTTGCTCGGCATTTTCAACTTCCTGCTGTCTTTTTATTTCATTTTGTGCTTTATCAATTTCTGCCTGAGCCAAAAAGTTATTTTCATTTATAATCTTTTGGTTTTCTAGATCTGTTAAAGCCTTTTCTTTTGCCTGAGCTTCACGTTCAATTCTTAATTCCTCATTTGATTTACGGTTTTCTTCATTGATTCTATTAATTTCAGCATTGTATTCCGCTTCATTAATTATTCCTTGCTCTAAACGTAACTTTGCAAAATCCTGATCGGCTTTTAAATTATCTGCCAATGCCTGTTGTTTTAATGCGTATTGAGAATCAGATAAAAATTTATCACTATCTAAAATTCTTTGATTCTTTTCAACTTCAATACTATATTCCAACTCGGCATTTTCAATCAGCAAATCAGAGTTGTTTTTTAAGAACTCCATTCTTAATTGTAAAGACTGCGCATCAAATTCCGCCTGAGTAATTTTCTTTTTACTAAGTTGCAATTTTAAATCTGCTATTTCTTTGTTGTATAAGTCAGAATTAAATTTTGCCTGATCTTCTGCTGACTTTTTAGCAAATCCCTGAGTAGCTTTTAAATATTCAATCTCTGCTTTAGATTTATTTAAAGCCTGTTCAATAGCCTGTTCGTTCAATGCCTTTTGTTGGTCAGCAGCTTCTTTACGTAATGAATTTAAATTAGCCAATTGTTCAGATTCCTGACCTGCTATTCTTTCATTAATATCAGATATGTTTGTTTGCGCTTCAGCACGTGCGTTTAATGCTTCGGTTGTTTCTCCTTCGGCTTTAATACGTAAATTAGCAACTTGTAATTGTTTATTTGCAATAGCCAATTCAGAGGCGGATTGTTTTTGTAATACATTACCTAATTGATTATTAATTGCAATACGCTGTGCAATTGAATTAGTTTCATCATCCCTTTGCTGTCTTAATTTCTCAGCAGTTTTTTGGTAGTCTAATTGAATTTTTCTCGCTTGTCTTTGTTGTACTGCCAATTCTCCTTCTGCCTTTGCTAAATTTGCAGCAGCCTGAGAACTTGCTTTTACTTCGGCTGTAAAATCACGCAATCCTTTTGCAGTTTCATCTGCTCCAATAAATTCTAATGCATCAGCTAATAAGCCTAATGTTTTTTCGGCAACTGCTCCAACTAATTCTAATTGTTTTATAAATACATTAGCAAAGAACAACCCAAGAGGCTTAATAACTTTAAATAATCCATTAAAAACACCTGTAATTGCTCCTGTAACTACTGCGAGCTTTTGCGTTCCTTGCTCTGTACTTCTAAGTGATGCAGTGGCTAATTTAAATGCGCCAACTACCGCGCCAACGGCTACAGCCAAAGCAGCGATAACCGCACCGATTGGTGTTGCAATAAACGCTAATCCTGCTTTTAACGCCCCAAGTATTCCAACACGGATTGCGGTAAACGCACCGGTTAATAAACCGCCTGCCCCGCCTGCATCTTTTGAACGCTGTACAAAATCACCCAAACCACCGTTAAAAGGATTTAATTCGGCTAACGCATCTTTAACAGACTGTGCATAATTACCAACGTTTATTTTTTGCTTTCCAATCTCAGAAGTATTTTCTTTTATGAAGTCGGTATTCTTATCAATCTGAGCATTAACACGTGTAAGTAATTCGGCTTCTTCCTCAATGTTAGGGTTTAACTGATTTGAAACAGCATTTAAAGCAATGTTTGCTGCTTTAGCATCATTCTTATTATTAATTTGTCTTTCAAGTGCCTGATTGCCTAAATCAATTAAAGATTTTGTTTTTCCTTCAGCGTCCTGATACGCTTTTAATTGTGTTGTTGTTTGCTGAGTTTCTTTACTAACGGCAGCCATTTGTAATTTTAAAGCTGCTTCACTTTTATTTAAGTCCTTTTGCGTTTTAATTAATGATTGCAATTCTTTATCATTGGCTTCAATGGCTTCTGAATTATCTCCGGAAGCAGCAGATAAAGCCTGTTGTGATTTAGTCAACAAATCTATTTGCTTTGCAGTATCTTTTGACTGATCCGCTAATGACTTTTGTTCTTTTCTAAGATCAAACATTTTATCAGTCAAATCATCAAAATTGTTCTGAAGCTTTTGAGTATCTAAATTGAACGTTGCTAAATTTATAATCTCTGCCATTGCTATACTTTATTTATTTTAATATATTCTCCAATTGATTTTTCGCCTTCGGTAAAAGGTATTTTATTGCAAATGTAATATGCGTTTTCCTGTCTAAAAAAGAAAGGCTTTGTCAGGTCCATTCCAATAAAATCATTTTCTGTTAACGCTTGTGATATTGTATGAATACGAAAGTTAGTAAATATTCTTTGATACTCTGCGTAATTATTATAAACGGCTTCTTCAAACAATGTGTCCGTATTAATTCCAACCGGAACACTCGATACAATTGTTTCGTCATCCAACTTTTCAGAAATGATTTTAAACGATCCTTCTAAATCATATTTACGGATAAAATAAAAACGCCCTGATAATCCTTTGTAATTAATTTCAACTGTTCCATCATTATCTTTTGCTTCTGTTTCCCAAATCTTATATTGATTAGTTGTGAATCCTGGAAACTGAGTAACTATCTTTTTATCCGGTGCATATATTTTAGACTGAGCAATTGTTTTTTCATCTTCAATATTTCTATTGTAAACATATAAATAACCGTCACCTTCTAAATCCGTATCAACATTACGTTTTAATCTAAAGACATTCTTTTGTGCATAATCATTTGTGTAAATCTCATTTGTTCTCTCTACAAATGTATGTGACATATCCTGAGCATTAGAAAAATCAATTCGGCTGTCAAGAGTAATAAACTCAACTGTATTTGTTTCACGATTTAATATTGGTGTTAATCCAGTTCGCCAGGTTATTTCTTTTACAAAGTCTTTAATTAAAAAATCTTTTAATTCATTCTGTAAAATAGTAGTCCCTAAATCTGTTTTTGAAATAATGAAATCAGTTTTATTATGATACCATTCATAGCAACGGTAATTCCTACCTCTGAATTGTAACGTTTGAGGCGAAAATATTCTAACCTCAATTATATCTCCTGCATTACATGTTTGATTGAAATTCATTGTGCGTTCATCTCCTACGGTATCGCTTTCTAAATAATTAGAAATCAAACTTTGCATTACAACACCATTCTTTAAAATACTTACGCTTACATCAACATTAGGATTGTAGTAATTTGGTCTACGATACTTAACATACATTTCAATTGCAAAATCAAAATTGTAAGAAGTTGTTTCTGGTATTAAATATTTCCAATCTGCAATCAAAGAGCCTTCAGTAATTATTTCAGTATCCCAAGTATAAAACTGGCTTGGCTGTGATACTCCGGCAACACTTAATATTTGCTGTGATAAATAAGGGTTCTTATGCAATGTTGCAACAGTTTCATTAACCTGACCTTCAGATACATCTTTTGGATATGTCATATACAAACCATCCAAATAAGAAAGGTTAGTGTAGTCACAATTAAAATTAAATGTTGAAAATATTAATTCCCATAATTTACGAACAGAAAAACAAGGTGCTAAATAATCAATATTTATTCCATCTTCAAAAATTGTTTTCCCTCCGTAATCAGCAATGATATATTTATAGTATTCGTTTGTAAATGATGCAACAACAGTAGTTAAAAGTTTCTCGTGGTTAAAGTTGGTTAAATCTAAATCGTTACCCATTGTTTTATTTTCAATGGCTTTAAAAAAGTCAACCATTCCATCTAGAATAGATCCTTTATAATTTGAATCCGTTCCAGAAACATTAAACCATCCTTTTGAAATTAAATCGAATCCGTTTACTTTTAACTGAGCATCGTTTTTAATATATGGTATTTGGGAGCTATCACCTGATATTCCGAGCTGTTGCATTGCTACGGTATTTTGTGGTGTTTTCTCAAACTCAAACGAATTAGTAAAAGATACTGAAACCTGAGCCAAATCAAAAATATCAGCAATCTGTTTTGTAAACTTTATTTTAGTTTCAGACGGTAATTCAATTGGCTGATTGTTTATAATTAATTCGACCATAACAAAGAAGGATTGTATCTGTAATTAAGATCAATGTTTATATTTACTGCGTATACTTTTTTAATATTATCATATTCATTTGAATTTGACTTCATGAATATTTTTTCCCATGATGCATTTCTATATGCGTAAACATCCGGAGAATCGATTATATCTAAAGCATATTGACGGTATTCTTTTGGTATCTTAGAATATATTTGCAAGTCATTATCTGATTCACTGCCTAAATCAACCATGTTATTCGAACCATTAATAACGTATCCCAAAGGAGTGTTTGAGTTCTTCTTAGTATAGCTTTCAAATAACCAATAACTATAACCGCCGTTTTGGTTTAAGAATTTAATATAAACATTATTGCAACCTTTAATTCTTTTATAATCAATTCCGGTAGGATCTAAATCCGCTAAATTTTGCTGCTGAATAACATAACCTGATGATAAGAAATAATCATAAACAGGAAATCCTGACCATACAGGTAATTTTTCCGAAAGTCTTAGCGTTTGATTAGGAGATATTGTTTGATTAACTTCATTTACTCTTTTTCCGCCACGTACAAAGTCTTTAACGAAAGTGATATTTGTACCGTCATTTGCTGTAATTGATATTTGAATCTTAGTTGAATTGTTTGTAGCTCCGTTTGGAATATCAAATAAGCTTTTTACAACGCTTTGAATGTTTACGAATGCATTATCATTAGGATCAGCATAAGCAATAAACTGAGTGCTTATTTTAGCGTTAGATAAATTTTGAAATATAAGTTTAAAATATACAACATCTTCATCGGCATTAATATTAAACCAAATCTCGTTGTTAATTAAATAACCGTTACTGTTTAAATCATGCGAAATTGTCATGTATTTGCTTTTTTAATATTTTACTTATTTTCAAAGAATAAAAAGTTCCTATTTGTTCGATTATGTAAGCTTTACATTCAGGACTATTTAACACATCTAACAAATCTGTTCCGTCTGGATAGTATTCCGTACCTTCATTCTTAATCTTCTGCGCAATTGCAAATGCAATTCCTTTTGCTTCTGGTCCGTTTATTCCAAACTTCGCATTTACCCAAGTTATTAACGGTGCTATCGGTGGCATTTTACCCGGCTTTCTTCCGTTGACTAACCAATACGTATAATCAAAACCCCATATTTCGCCATTGCCATTATTAACACGTGGTTCAAGCGCATCTATCCAAGCTCCCGTCGCATTCATCCCTAACGAAATAAACTTAGGAATCAAAAAAACATCGATAACGTGTTGCATTATCTCAATTATTTTTTCATCAGGTATTTTAGGGATTTCCATTATATTACTTGTGTAAATGTGTATTGAATACGCCAACCATTATAAACATTGTCTAAATAATTATGAACCATTGTAGCGTTTGTCAAATCTACATTAACATTGGTCTGCCCTAGTATCTCACAAGTATCTAAAATATTATCACACGATAAACATTCTTTGATAGGCAAAAATATTTCTTCCCATTTACTTTCCTCAATTGGACGACCTTTAATTTCATTATAATTATTTACTCCTAAAGGCGATTGCTTAGCAACCCACAAAGTAAATGTGTCAATGCAAGTATGTGAGGTAATTAATCCTGATGTTGCTCTAACAATATTTTCACGAAATCCAATGTCCGTAATCCAAACTTGAACACAACAAGGATCTTCTGTTTGATTAGTGTTTGATTGGCTTTGAACTAAAGGTGCTGAAAACTCAAAGCATAATCCGCATTTATCAGATTCATTCCATAAATCTACTTGGTCTTTCCAAAATTTAACGATGTCCATAGTTACGACTGTTTTACTTTAAATCCTTTATATTTACCTCTAACAAATAAATGCTTATGTTCTTTATAAATACTTTTTGATAACAAAAGAATAGTATCTTTAGGGTAATTATTAGGCAGCATTTTAATATGTTCGTCAAGTATATTCATGCTATTTTTGTTTTGCTAATTTCTTTTCTATTTCACTTTTCACAACCTCCATGTACTGTTTGTCAAAAACAACATTATAAGGCAATTCACGAATTAAATCGTATTTTAATATATCGCCTTTTGCTAAATTATCCAAAGTATTCATTAAACCAAACTGATCTAACTTATTTATCCCCGCTTGCAATAATTTAACATCAGGATCAGAACGCAAATATGTTGATTCTAATTCACGAATCGTTTTCATTTCGTCAATGAGCCATAAAATAAAGCTCATAGCTTGATTAACTTCTATTTTCTGAACGTCTGATAAGAACACGTATTGTTTTCTGTCATGAAGCATTAAATAAAACAATTGTTCGAAATCGTTCTTAGCGAATAAATCCGGAAGCGTTTCTTTTAATAATCCCCATTTTAAATATATAAGGCTTTCGAAGTCAAAGTTAAACAATTTTGAATTACGTTTACCGTTCTTTATCAGAAAGTTGAAATCATCCTGCGAAATTTGAGATAGTTTTTGGTTTAGCATAAGTTACAATCCTTTACGCATAATATCTTCTGTAGTGTATTCAACGCCAGTTTCACTATGTATTTCAGTAAATCCTTTGCTTCTTTCAACAATTAAAATACTTTTAGAAACTGAACACATTTCATTTAACAATTCGTGTGTTGAATCATCTATTTTAATATTTGCTGTAAATGTATGTTTGTATTCGGGTCTACAAGGTTTGTCTATAATATCCCTGCCTTTTGACATAGTTGTAAATAATTGCATAGTTTTATTTTTAGGTTAATCAATTACCCCCCCGCCAGAACGTTTTACTTTTGGTTTTAATGAATCCTGTTCGTTTATATATCGCATGGGGTCAATGCAATGATTATAAGCATCGATAGGAACATTTATATTTTTACCGTCTTTTGATTTAATCCAACAGTATTTTCTAAGTTCATTAATTAAATTTAAGCTTCTGGCAGTTACTAAGAACTCTTCTTTCTGTAAATTCTGAATACCAAATTTAATAGAATCCGCTCCTTTAACCGCTCCGACAATATCCACCTGATAACCTTTAATTTCTGTTATTGATTTAGGTTCTGAGCTATCCGCAACTATTTTACGTTTAAAATCTTTCTTAACAAGTTTTGCAATATCTCCGTTAGTCAATCCTTTCTCATAAAGTATTTCATCGTACACCGGAACGCCTTGATATAAATATTTATCTATACATGTTGTTGGGTCGTTTGTAAAACCAAAATCCAAACCAGAGCGAATGTATTTTGAATCTTCAGGTAAGTTATCAATTATTTTCCAGTTGGTAAATATAACTCCCTCTAAGTTTCCAATCTCCCCATAAATATAAACTCTACACCAGTTCGCCCAATATTCTGATTTAATGTTTTTTTCTTCGAATATTTTTGGATTAGGCAAATTAGGATTAAAGAAGGCTTTTTCTTTTTTCTCTATTAAATCTTCTAAAGTTTCTGGACTTAATCCCTCGTTATCTTCATAAGTCAATAAAAGGAACTCACTTGTTTTTGATGTTAATACTTCTTCATGAACCCAAAACTTATTGTCAGGATTAAAATCAATCCAAGTTTCTTTTGAACGAATCATTAAGGCATCTGCAATTTCGAATGGGATATGATTTGCTTCATTCAAAAACAATATATCTCTCTTTCCGCTTGATTTAGCTTTACCTACTGAATCAAAACTTTTAAATTGTATTCTGCTACCAGATGAAAAAGTATAGGTTAAATTTGAAGCATTCCAATGTTTTTCAATCCAACGATTAGTATCAAACATAAAAGCTTTAAAAATATCTAAAGCTCCTTCTTTAACCGCTGGTAATGTTTCCGCAACTACGGTTGCTTTTAATCTTGGTTCTTTAATTAATTTGTCAGTTATAACAGGGAGTATTCCATAAGTTTTTCCTCCACTTGTTCCGCCTTGAACAACTTTCTTACGGGCTTTCATTGCCCTAAGTTTTTTTATAGCGGTTGTATGTTTAAACATAGGATTAAAACAATGGCTGTTCTTTTATTTCGGTTACTTCTGATTTTTCTGCAAGTCCGTTTAAACGTTGGGTAATTGATGGATTGTAAACCCCTAAAAGTCCGCCTGTAATTTGATTTGATCGTATTTCTTTCTTAATGTGCGAACAGATAGTAACGAAGTCATCATAATAACCATCTTTATTGTCAAAATATTGATTAACGCATCCGTGATTATTGTAACAATATACTTCGAATCCCTCCATTGTATAAGGTAGTTTCATAGGGTCCTCTTTTCGCTCTCCTTCTTTTCCTACGTATTGAACTTTTGTCCATTCAAAAGCTTCTTGCTTAAGACTTTCTTTATAAGAAGTCCAAACAATTTCTAATTCTTCTGGTGCTTTAAAAATTCTTGATGGATGCATTACTTTTTAATTATTGATAATACTTCAGCTAACTGATATTTTTCGAATGATAATATTTCTTTTGCTCGTTCTTCTGAACAGTCAAATTCTTGATTCTTTAATCTTTTTACTTCGGCTTTAGTATCGTGAAAATTAGCCAAAACTTTTAATGTTACTGTTTTCATGATTCAAGTAAATTAATCCAATGTTCTTCTTTACCCAATTCTTCAAACTCAGGAACAACCGGAATATTATTTAATATTTCTTCAAAGTTTATATTCTGCATATCGAACGGAACAATGTAACCGTTAACACCGTGTTTAATTTGTTCGTTACCGGATGCGAAAGGCGTTATGATACATGGTGTTTTAACCTGCATTGCTTCATAAACTGAATAAGCGAATCCCTCAGTATCTGAAAGCTGTACTAAATAATCCGCTTTATTAATTTCTTTGAACGGTTCTCGTGTAACTCCTTTAAAAATTACGTTAGGACAATTCTTAAACCATGAAACAACCTGGTTTGCAAAACTATGCGTTGTGTTTCCATAAACATTCCAAATGTACGGTATTTTTTTTGAATCTAATTGTTGCGCTAACTGAAGTATTCTTTTAAATCCTTTCTCGCCCGACAACCTACTCATAGTAACCAAATGTAAAACATCGTTTTTAAGCTTAGTTTCTAACTTGATCGAGTTATCTAGTAGATTATAAATTATAGCATCGCATTTGTAAGGTGTAACTTCTTCAAAAGCCTGTTTTACTATTTCGCCAACGCAAACATGATGTGTTGTTTTTTCATGTTTAATGTATTTGAAATTCCAATTTGAAATAACGTGTCTAAAGTCAGCGTGACAAACCTGGATTATTTTTTCTGCTTCTATATTGTTATAAGGCGAATATCCCCATGCGGTAGAATTTACAAAGTAATCGAAAATATAAGTTTCTTTTTTATCTATTTTAATTACATTAACGTAATCAGAAATTTCAAACAATAAATTATAGTCCTCTACGAAATCAAAAATAAGTGTGACATCGTAATGCTTTGACATTCTTTTGCAGAAGTTCTCAACGAACCGCTCAACTCCGCCAATTTTATTGTAGTTGCTAATATAGATTCCTAACGTTTTACTCATACCCCAAAATTACACAATCAAATCGTAAAAAGCAAAAAACACGTAACTAAACGTGTTAATTTATCGTTAGACTGTATTTTCATGACCCCTGTGATTTCGTTCGCTTTCATAATCTACTTTATTTGTAATTCGTATTTGGGTTTTGTTAGTCGGGTATTGGCATCCAACGAACAATATCACTTAATTCATAATCATCTTGACGATACCAATCATTAAAATCTGAACCATCAATAAAACCCGAATATAAAACAGCAATAAATGTTTCTCCTTTAGAATCCTGAGCAATAACTTTCTCGCTTCTTAATCCATCCCAATTGCCTCTTTCTGTGCATATCGGATTTTTATCTTTTGTATAACTCCATTCCATCCCTAATAATTTACTTGGTCAAATTGTTGTTGCTTTTTTGATTAGTTGTTCCAGTTGTACAAATAAATCTTCATTTATATGCTCTTTTGCTATAGAATTTATATTACTAAATTTAATAAGCATTTCCAACATTTCACGAGCGCATAAAGTCAAATTAACATTATGTTCAGCATCTTCTCCATAAGCCTGAAATATTGTTTCATTTCCCGATGCAATGATAAAAGGAACGCCCATTGTTTTTGCATCCATTTTATACCACTCTCCTTTTGTTCCTTTAAATTCCATAATTACAGTTTTATTTTAAATATATTATAAACGTAAGCGAATATAGCCAAAACCAAAATGATAGTCAATACATCACTTTGAATCGATACACTCGGCATCAAAGATTGACAATGCGGGTTATTCATTCTACTTGGCACCGCTTCACGCCAACACTTAGTAAAAGGCTTTTGGCATTCTGAGAATTTTTCGTTCATAATCCTATTTGTTTTTGTGCGGTTGGGGTTAGTTCTAAATTGTATGGAATCAAATCTTCTATTGTTTTATTTTTCCAAAATTCAGGATAATTTATAGTAGATAGTGATTTAGATATTATTACGATATTGTACGAACCTTCATGTTTAGCTTCTACGTATTCTATTCCTTCAAACAAAACACGTTCTTTTGCTTTTTTGTATTCTCTCATATATTTATTTGAATGAGTATAAATCGGAGCAGAACCCGGATGCAATAAAGGATCATTTTCTAAATCACAAGGTACAAACATCCATAGTTCTAGGTTTTGCCTACAGAACTTAACAAATTTTATATGTAAATTCCATTTTCCTGCGGAATTAATCTGCAAAGAATCTAAGAAATAAGAATGTTCAGGTATTGAAATAAGCCGATCCATTACTTCCATTGTAGATTAGGAAATAATACTCTCCATAAAATAACTCCTGTGATTGCTACGGCAAATAAAATATATCCTCCGTAATTGTAAATAAATGTTTTCATAATTTCTTAGTTGTTAAGTTGATATTTAGGTTCATTATTTTCTGATTCAAAAAGTTTTGTATAATCCATTACGTTTGGAATGTTATCCAATTCGCAAAGATATTCTACTACTGCGCATAAACCTTTGAATTGGGTTTCTTTGGTTTCTGTGCCTGTTTCAAATAAGGCTTCAGTAATGAATCTTAATTCTATTTCAGCAAGTTCTTTAACTGAATATCCTGTTTTTCTGATAGTTTCATTCATAAAATTAATGTCAATATGTCTTGAAGTTACACCAAATGTAGAAACCATTGTTCTTATAGCATTGTTCCAGCTATATTCGTTATTGCAAATATTACCTACAGCACACATGCTACAGTCCTGACTTCTTAAAGCTCCATTGTGAAATGCACTATAAAGCTTCGGCAATGCATTATCAAATCTTTCTGTTGTTTTCATCTTACTTTTGTTTTATTGGTTTTAAATTCAGTTCGTTTAAATACTTAATTAAGGCTTTTTCAGCCACTATTTTTAATTTAGGCATTAATTCCTCAGTTAAGTGCTTTTCTTTAATCTGCACTCTTAAAACGCCTAATTTTTCGCCTTGTGGTAATTTGTTTCGTCCCATTGTTTAAATAAAATTAGCTACGTTGTTTGTAATTATGTAATGTGACTTACATTTAAAATTATAATTCCCTATACTTGGAGTAAATGAAATATTTCCGTTAATATCTTTGGTTAAAATCCATCCATTACCATACAAAGGCATTACCGTCTTTTCTCCGCAACCGCATAAGCAATTATGAATAGCACATTTATATTCTTCTGAAATATAAACTTTGTTTTCTTCAAGAACATCAGGGGTAAAATTCACGAATACTGGTTCTATTTCTACTTTTTTAAGCGTTTTCATTTGTTCTTTCTGTGTTTATTATCAATTCATCTTCATCGTTGTAATGATGACATTTGTCGCAATAATGTTTTTCATTGTCTTTTTCAAAATTAGACGTCCATCCGTAATCATCAGCAGATTGCCACGCATCGTTTTTATCGACCCAAAAACCATATCCACTATCTTCGTCCTGATAAGTTTCTTTGCAATTGTCGCATTGAATAGTAAATAATTCTTCTTTTACAAATCCCATAACTTTTAAATTTAAATTATTATTTTTTTAACTAATATTGTTCCGCTTCTGTAAGAATCTCCAAACAACGTTATTCCGAAAAATCCTCTTTTTATATTATTATTACATACTGTTGTTTTTTTATTATCAGTATGCAAAATAGTATCTCCGTTTTTTATCACGGAGATGTGTACTTCTTGTATTTTATATTTCGACAAATCCATTAGTAAACAGTTCTTATGTATTGAGCAATTGTACTTACTGAACTATAATTTTTTGATGCTTGTTCAAAATGAATGTTTACCATCTCGTTAACATCATCCACATTGTTTCCCGATTTAATTAATTTTACTATTACTTTATTTCTTAATGTATTTGTCATAACGTTTGTTTTTATTTGTTGTGTCAAAGATACATTGCTTATTTATATAAACAATACGTAAAATAAACATTTAACATATAATTAACATTTCATTTCCTCCTTTCAGCGTAAACCGTTTTGATTTGTTCGAAAGTGATTTTGGCTATCGACTTGTATTTCATGATTTGTTTTTTCTCCTGAAGCGGTTTATCTCTCCAATAGCGCAGGATTTGTTTCATCTCCCAATTCCGTTAATAGTTAATAGCTGTTTTAGGGGTTATCGATTAGGATGTAAAAACGACATTATACAATATCCATTCATTAATCCGAAGTGTTCTGCATCTTTCAACATATAAGTTACAATCCTGCTTGTGGAATAACCTGTATATTCTTTTTTATCATTGTCGTATTCTTCCAAAATTAACTGATCGCCAATTTCAAAATTTCTGTCATTCAATCTTAGCTCCCAATCTTTTTCACCAGATACAACTTTTTGGTAATACTCAACATGTGTTTTTAATTTATGCGTTTTCATAATATATTTTTTTTAATGTTATTTAAAATAAGGTTGGTTAGTACGTAGTATCTGATCCTAAAAACTCGTTTAATTTATGTTTTGAATCCTTGTCAAAATTAGCTTGTAATTGATTACAGTTCAATAACTCTTGTAAATCTGATCTCAAATACCATTCTATAAACAATGTTCCGTTAGACATTTTGTGAAAAACCATCTCAGTTGATTCTTCTTTTGTTTCTCCATCTGTTGCCGATAAATGAATTTGAGGCAAGTTTGTTTTTTCGACAATATTTAAATTATTCTCTTTAGACATAATTTTACATTCAAGCCATTGGATGTAGTTTTTATTGTTTAGTCTAAATAATAAATCTAAATCTGAAATATTTTCTTTTTTTACTTCGTTGGTAAATTCTTCTCTTAGTGTCATAATTTCTCTATTTATTTTTAGTTTTCAAAATGTTGTGTTTGTACAACTTTCTTTTTTCTTTTATTTCATTTACTCTTAATTCCAATTCCGGAACTGTAGAGTAATAAAATGACCTTGCTTTTTCTAATTGTCTTTTAGTTCTAGCTAAATGATTATTCATTAATCGAATAACTTTCTTTTGGTGATCTGTGTAACTCATTTCATTCGTTCGTTTTAGTTTTCAAATAAGGCTCAATTTTTTGGTAGGGGAACGTTTCAAACAAGCCGGTATCGAGCCACTTAATGATACATTCGGTTTCGGTTATCCCACTAAGTCTAAATGGTCGGTTGTTCTTTGAGTAAAATGTTTTGAAATTCATTTAGTGATCGTATTAAGTGATATTCATAACCAAGTCGATTGACAACTCTTTCAAAATCCTTTTGGTTTTGTTGCTGTTGGTTATACCCAACTTTTAATTCACAAAAAATAACCCTATTATTCATTACGAGTATAAGGTCCGAGCATCCTAAACAAATAACTAAATCTTTTCGTTTAGACGCTAATTCATTCAGGACCGGAATAACAACGCCTTTGCCGTGCCTTTCAAAATGGTTTCTAAAATATGATATACATTCAAGTTGTAGTGTGTGTTCTGTCATTTTTAAAATGGTATTTCGTTATCGTCTTCTTTTGGTTGTGTTGGGTCCTCAAAATCAATCCATCGTGTTGCATTGGTCCTCCCTGAAACATATTTAAGTCCGTAATACTTTGCATAAGATTCGAGCCATTGTGTGAACTTTCTTTGTGATAGGAACTTTTTAAAATCTTGGTACTCATTACAGAATTTTGTAAAATATTCCGTTTTATCAATTCTAAAGTTATGAGGTAAATTTTCACGGTCCGAACTCCATTCGTAAAATTCGTATGAAGTTTCTTTTATGAATTTTCTAACTTCAAGATTATTGAAATTATGTTTTACTAGTCCGTTTTTAAGATAGTATTGTTCACAATTAATCATAAAGTTATCAAAACGTAACCATTCTTTTTGATCCCAATCAGAATACAGCATGTGTCCAAATTCATCTAAAGGTGTGTGTTTGTGACTGAAAAATGAGGACATTTCGACTTCAAACTTTCTGCGCTCAAATGATCCCCCAATACCTCCAACAGTATAATTTGTTGTAATCAAAATCTTTGGACTTTTTTCAACCGGAATTGTTATTGCATCCTGTCCTTTGTATTCGAGTGTAATTCCCTCCGTTATAAGTGAAAATAGGTTCTCAAAGTTGAAATTCTTTTTAACATCATCGAATACTAAAATTTGAGTATCAGTGCTTACGGTTTGGTAAGGAAATGTTTTTGTTGGCTCAAACATTTTTCCATCTATTCTGGAAACCTTTTTCATGTTTTTTAATCCATTCCAAAAAATACCTTTTCCACTACCTCCATTTGGATTCTCACTTATTGTTTCATCGTTGAATATTATTGCTTTATTATTTGCTGATGTTTTGAATGAGTGAAGTAAATAACCAATTACGCTTTTTAATGAATTATACTTTTGTACATCTTTACCGGATGCAAGCCATAAGTAAGTCCTGAACTCTGAATCGTGATGATCAAATAATTCATAATTCCTATCAATTATTTGCCTTCTCCATACATAACCGTCAAGGTCTAAATAATCAATTTTTTCTATTTTTTCAGAAGTCACTTTTACTACACAATTTTTAAAATACAAATAACATTCAGTAGATGTATCTTCTTTTATTTCTACTTCTGTAGTGTCGAGCATTGAAAGAAAATCAGGCTTAAAATAACCGCTGTTTGAAGCCATATAATCGTATGGTCCATATCCAATATTAGAACGATCCAATATGTTCTTTAAAACATAATCTTTGATCCTTTTTTCGTTAGTTTCTTCTAAAAGATTCTGATCCTTTTTTATGAATGTAAAAGTGTTACTTTGTTCTGAAGGATAGTATTTGAAAAAATTGTTTTGCTCAAGCCAAAATTTAAACTTATGAGTTGAAAGAACAACCTTTCCTTTATCATTATAAAACCAAAATTCATCAATATCAAGTGTTTCTTTTATTCTGGAAATATCAACATCTTTATATACTTTTTCAATATCCTTTACCGATTTACCAGAACGGACCATTTTTTCAATCTTTTCTTTTTGCGAAGTATCTTCAAATGCTTTTCCGGCAGAAGGTCTTTTATAAGCAGAACGGACCAACGCTTCAATTTCTTTTTGTTTTCCTCCTTCATCATACTTCATACATTCAGAAAGTGCATCATTGTAATCAATACTGAAGTCGTTGAAAGCGGAAGCAAGTTTATGAAGGTTATTGTTCTTTGATCCTTTATTCATTCCGTATTTTTTGGTCCACCAAACCAATAATTTTTCTACAATCTGGTTTGACGAAGTCATTCTTACGATTGGCTCATAAGTTCCTATTTCTTCAATCTCAGGTTCTTCTAATTCGGTCCATTTTGAACTTTCTGGATTAATATAAATATCAGGGTCGTAGCTTTCAAAACAAGTACGTGAAACATCGCTTCCTGAATCATCCCAATTAGGATGATTAAAGTATTTTTTCAATGATTGAAAATAGCCTTTATGATTTTCTGTGATGCCTGGTATTTTAACCAATATTTTTACACCCAATGCAGAAGGAGAAATCCAAACTGAATAAATGTATTCATCACTTAGAATTGAGTTCTTAAATTCAATTGCTTCGTCTTTTGTTTTGAATTTATCAAAGTCTAAAATAATTAATCCTGAGTGCTCAATCAGTCCGGTTATTGATCTGCTTTTGAATTTTCCATTGAAACAAACTACAGGTAGCTTTGATTTATTCTTTGCGTAATCTTCCGGATTCATTAAACGCAATTGTTCTACAAAATCTTTTGATTTACCTTCTTGAATACGCTTCAATGCATATTCAACTCCTTTGTTAAAAGGATTGTTTACATCGGTTATTTTTTTAAAGATTGATACTATTGGCATGATTCTACTAATTTGTTAAATGCGTTTCTTAAATGTTTATGTTGAGAAACAATACCTTTTTTATTTAAAAATAAATATTGATCTCCAAAAAATACAATTTTTTTACCCGATACATTAAATTTATCTTCAATCCTGTATATTTTTAAATTATCTACAGAGTTATTAAGTTTATTGAAATCCAAATGCCCTACTTTTATTCGGTTGTGAAAATTAATATCAAAATCAAAAAACAATCTGGCAACTATATTTTTTAGCATTTCGTTACCTGACCCAGAATTAATAATTATATCTCCGTGCATATTTATATGACCATAAACTATTTTATTAGTTTTATTATTCAGCACTACACCATCATCTCTTATTAAATAATTTTCGTATTCTTTAATTTCCATAATTTATAAAATAAAAAAATCCTATCAGATTGGAGGTTGCAGCTCCGCACTGATAGGATAATATAAAATGTCTTAAACGTAATAATCCTGCAACGAATACTACAAAGCAAATATAGTAAATAAATTTAAATAACAAACAAAAACCACAAATGTTTTATATTTTTTTAACTAAGACGTTACTTTTGTCACTTCTTAAGTATTGATATTATTGAAAAGTGACGTAAGGGCGTAGTAAAATTGATTTTTTATTAAGTTGGTTAATTTTACAAAAACATAAAAAATACATATAAAGAGTAATATGTATTTTTGACGATGTGTCACGCTTTTTTGTAAGTAAATACAAATAAAAAAACCTTAACTACTTATAAGTTAAGGTTTTAAGATAAATCACGAAAAAATAGCCTTTAATCTACTTTCAATCTTTTCTTGCAAATAGGAGTAGGTCCGAGGAACACCATTTTTTATCATATTTACATATCCGTAGTTTTTTTTAAGATATTCCTGAATTCTAGTATACAGATACCCGGTCCTCACTCGTTCTAAATATGTCGCTTTATCTACTCTATACAATTTCCAAAGATCAACATATTTTTCAATTAAGATCCTGTAATAGTCCTTTTTGTCATTGCTGGTCCTAACAACAAATTCAGCTATTTTTTTTCCATTTGGCAAAGGTATTGTTTGCAAGGCAACTGTTTTTTTATCTACAATATCAAGTTCTTGCTCTTCGTCACCTGATGGTGTACGGACCATTAATTGAACTACATTTACATGTCCGCAATCTGGACATTCATCTTTATTTGAACCAAGCCAATTGTAACCGCATTTTTCGCATTGGACCAATATTTCTTTTTTCTTTCTGGCTTTTACAACTCCATTATAAAAAATATCTTTCCAGTCTAGTTTATCGGACCATTTACCTAATCGTTTTACATTTCCTCCTAAATCAATTACAATAAAATTATCTTTAAAAATTAAGTCACTTGGTCTTGCGCCCCTGCCTATAATTTGATGCCATAATGATAATGATTTAGTCGGTCGGTTTACAATGATGCATTCGACTTCTTTGACATCGAATCCGGTTGTAAAAGTTCCGGTACTCACAAGGATTGCTCCATCCGTTTCTTTGAACCATTGGACCGTTGTTTTACGTTCCGATACTTCATTATTTACAGAATCATAAGATTGTATTTTATGTCCTGCTTCGGTAAAAGTTTGGACCAATGAAGTATTTTGTTTTGTCGAAGCTGTAAAAATCATTGTCTTTTTTCCGATTGCTTTTTCTACATATTCATCTAAAACATTTTTATCGTGTTTTATACTTTCTTCTGCAATTTCATTCTCGTCAAAATCATCATCGCCTTTTGCTTTTAATTCAGAATAGTAATCGTAATCAAAAATAATTTCATCTACTAAAGAACCTTCATCGATCAGGACCCGAATAGGAATTCCGACAATTACAGTATCATAAGTTTCGGACATGGTCACGGGTGCGCTCCATTTTATAGCGTGATCCTTATAACAACAAACTTCACGTGTTTTAAATCGCTTATTACAATGTTCGCATTCATAATAAGTAATACGTTTGTTTAGTGAAGGAGTTGCTGTAAATCCGGTCCTAAATGCGTTGTCGAATAAATGAAATGTTTTAACATGGACCTGCTCGTGCGCTTCATCTACAATAAATAAACCAATATCGAGTTTAATTTTTCGTGAATGAATGGTTTGCGTCATTCCGACAAAAACATTATTACTAAAATCCGGTTTTGATTTAGCCGTAATCTTATCGTTTAGTATTCCGAGCCTTGCGAGTGTGTAACTCGTTTGATCTACAAGTTCGTCACGATGTACCGAAACCAAAACTTTTTTACCAGGATTACGATTAAGCCATTCTTTAATAAAAAAAGACATGATTACAGTTTTACCTGATCCTGTAGCAGACTGACATAAAACCGAGTTGTGGACCTTCTCGGCTTCAAATATGGAATTAACCATATCTGATTGATAGTATCTTAATTGCATAGTGTATAAATGAAAAACCGTCCTATAAGCCACTACACTCATAAAACGGTTATCGATTAGACGTTGTCTAAATATCTTCACTCGAGTAGTGGATCGAGTTCAAAAGCCTAATTTTTACTAGCCTTAATTATTTGTAAAGATAGGGGGGGGTGTTGGGTTAAACTAATTTTGACTCGTTAAATTCTTCAAAAGTCATAGTCGCTTTTGTTTTGAAACTTTTACCGTTTCTAAAATAAGCTTTCCAAATATCCCCGGCCTCTTCTCCTTCTCCATCAATTAAAAATGTAAGTTCTGGATATTTTAAAGAGTAATTTATCATATCCTCTTCGCATCCGTACCATTTAATTTCATCATCAAAACAATTACTATAATCTGCTAATTCAGATATTTGTTTTTCGTGGTCTATAGTGTAGTCTTGATCTCCTATTACCGTTAATTCATGTCGTGTGTAATATCCCATAATAATCCTAAATTTTATGCCTATTGGCGTTAGTGGGTTGGTTAAAAATCGAATACATCCAAAACAGATTCATAATACCCAATATAAAACAATTGGTCTTTTTCATCTTCGTATTGTTCAAAAACTAATTCATCCATTACTGCTTTTTTAAAATCCTGTTTTTTATACTGAATATCCTCATCAGGGAACATGGCATCAATAGCCTGTTTTATCGTAACCAATTTTTCTAAGCTATCAGAAATCATTTTGTAATATTCGGTTTCGCCAACTTGGTTAATAATGCTTTGTCTTACCTCTGATTTTAATTGTTCTAAATCTTTCATCCCAATTTATTTTAAAGTTTCTTTGTTTGTTGTGTAGGTTTGTTTGTAGTATTGTTCGCCTGTTAATGTGCTAGTATAGCTTTCTTCTGTATCGTACTCAATAGCATCAATAATCTGCTGTTTTTCGGTTTCTTTAAGTTCTTTTACTTTTTCAAAAAACTTGTAAAAACTGAAGTCGTAATTATTTTTTAAATCAGTAACATATTCTTCTAGCAATTCCATCGCTGTTTTCATAATTTTAATTTAAGTTCGTTTTTGTGTTGGGTATTTCTATGTTGAATCTCTTGTTCATAAATTTTATTCCAATACTCTTCTTCTGTAAAATTATTGAAATAAATAAACATTTTCCACCCTATTGATGCTAAATTTCTTTTTGGTTTAATTAGTAATATTTCGTACCATTTTAATTTTTTCATTTCCGTTTAGGTTTTAATTAATTTTTTGATGGGTTAGTAAATAGGGGGATTAGGTAATTTTACACCTTGGTAATACATAACATTTTCTCTCCAGTATTTATGATAATAACCAATATCACCTACTGAAAAAGTACATATAGATTGTTCTAAATCTTCTTTTAATACGGTGTGATATATTCCACTTTGTTTAGGGTAATCTGCTTCACTTTCAATTTTAATCCATCCGTTATTTGTATCAATGCCTTTTAATGATTTTGGAATAACGCACCATTCTTTACTTATTTCATTATATGATTTTAAAAACCAATCATCGCTCCATTGATATAAAAGGTGTTTATCAAATTCTGAATATTTACGTAATCCGTTTTCATCTATATCAGGTGCGTAATGTACTCCCCACGCTTCAATAATTTTTTCTTGCTTTCTCATATAGTATCTAATTTAAACAAACTCCTATCTCTTTAATAATTTTACGTAACACTTCTCTATTTGTCGGTTCCGGCAACAATCGTTTTTTAAGGGCGTTGTTGAGGTTTGCGAATATTTGGCTGACGGTTTTCATGGTTTGTTATTTATAGCGTTTAAACAACTTTTACAAGTTCCGTTTGAAGTCATAGAATAGAATTTATAATTTGTAGGAGCTAATTCATCAACTTTCATGTTACAGAAAGTTTTTTCTAATGTTTTAACAAGATGTATTTTTCTTCCTCTTGAATTCCCTGAGTGATTTGGCTTATCTGGATGCGTTGCAGTACAAACAGTATGCCCTTTCATGGTTCCTGGAATCTGCATCCCTGACCACGTTCTTGTTTCTTCGGTTATCTTCATAATTCTATTTTTAGTGATTTTATTTATCTGTTGGTTTTACTCGCTATTGTCGATTGTAGCGTTCGGTTAAGTGTAATCTGATTGATTCGTATCTTTGAATGTTTTTATAAGAAGTTTCTAAGTAACGTAACTCATGATAATGTGCGTTTCGTTCCATGAAATCCTTTTCTTTATCGATACATCTATCACATTCCTCAATCATTTCAATAATTGCTAATTTTCTCTGGTGGTAACGTTTCTGTTCTAACATAACATTGTTTTTAGATTTTTAATTTTAGACAATGTTTTAAAAAACTCATCATTACTTAATTCTGAATGCATAATTTTATTTGATAGAAAATTAATTTCATTCATGATATTGTACTTAATCAATGCTTCATTTACAAATTGATTCATAATATTTATTTTTAAGTGGTTAATTAATCTCCGTTATAAGCTCCTATTCCGTAATCGTGTCTAGCTCCTGAGTTGTCAAAATAAACATTAATAACAGGCTTAACGGAATTTAAAGAAATATTCAAATCTCTTGCAATTGAAGTAAGATATTTAACTTCTATTCTTTCGTCAGAAGTCATATATTTCAATTCTAATGTATTTATTTTATCGCACACAGATTGTAATTTAAATCTAAGACAAACAAAATCTAATGATTTATTTAATTCTTTTTTGAACTTGGTTAAAAAAATATTTCTTTTCATGTCTAATCTGTTATTTCTACTTTGTAATTAATTAACGCTAAGTAAGCTTTTTTATCGATTTTGTCCTTCCATTTTTCAGCGACTTCTTTTATGTGTTTTTCCTTTCCGTGTTTATACGCTAAAAACGCTTCTTCTGCCGTATTAAAAGTTCCTAATCCAACATTTTTATTGTTCTTTGACATAATTACGTAAAATATTTGTCTTTTTTTATGAAAAGAAACTCCTATAGGATGAGGACCCCTCTTTGAATTTCTTTTTACAAATAATAAATTTATTTCTTTAGGAACAAAACAGCATGTTTCAGGAGAGTATATTTTATTTCGTTTGATTAAAATATCTTTATCTAATTCAAATGATTCTTTCTGATTTTCATGATACCATTTTGCGAAAACCTGATAATTATGCCATTTAGAATCCATTGTACAATCTCTATAGGTAGGACTTCTTAATTTAAAACGCTCGCTATAAGATTTTCTAAGAATTCCAATCCATGCACCATAGCATTTTGTGTGTTTCTTCTTAATGCAAGCTACAAAAGCTCCTTCTACATTAAATCCGTGTCCGTGCGTGAGTTTTTGGGTCATAATCAATAGTTTACAAATTCTCTTCTTAGATGCTTAAGATATGAATGTTTCAAATTTGCTTCCGCAAGCTTTACATCTAATTCAGGAATAAGAATAGTTAAAGCGTTGTGAATAATGTCAGGGACTTTATTTGTAATTAATTTTCCGTTCTCAATATTTGCATAATTAGACTGCTCAACATTTAGCATTTCAGCCAAAACATATTGCTTCATTCCTACTTCTTTTCGGACTACTTTTACATGATTCATTGTTAATTCCATATATAATGTTTTTATTTTGTTGTACAAATATAATACAAAATTATATACAAACAATACTTTTTAAATAAATATTTCAAATTATTTTATTTCCGCATATCACTAAAAAAAGCCGAAGTGAATCGGCTTTGGGTTGTTATTTGTTTGGATTGTTACCTCTGAATGTTCTTTTTCTTCTAGGTGCTTCAGGAACGAAATCTTTCCTAATTGTATCTAAGGTGTTTTTTAACCTTATATTTTCCTGTCTTAATATTGCAATTTCAGATTTACCTATTTCTTCAATTGCTTTTTTAAGCCTATTTATTTGCTGTCTTTGCTGACACCAACGAACGAACCAATAAGCTTCTTCATTGTCTGCTTCTTCTCGAGATTTACTCATAATTACATTGCGTTTAAACGTGATTCATAAATATAAAACGTTTCCGTTGTTTTTAATAGCGAATGAACTACTATTTCTTTACGTTTATCTATAAATAAATCTATATCGAAATATTTTGCGTTGCCTTTTTTATGAATGTAAGGTATTTTTAAACGCTCTATTTTCTTATAGACTACATTTATTGTGATTCCCAATATCTCAGAAATTTCCTTTGTTGCGAACGTTTCTATCTTCATCTGGCTCTACTGTTTCAGGGTCTATTACTTCTATGTTGTTTGGGTTGGTGGTAAATTCCACGCCTAATTTCAATTTTCTATCCATTATAACCTTGCAAAATCCGTTTTGTCGTCTGCATTCAGATATTGAAGGATATTCAAAGCCGTCACTAATTCTAATGACCTTTACAGAATTAACCGCTTTCCAATTGCGTTTTTTCTTTTCTTCAAGTTTATCAAATTCCTTCTTTTCTTGTTCAGTCCATTTGCTTACTGGCTTATCCCAAAGGCTATGATGTGGGTTTTTAATCATAGCCTGTCTTATTGTTTGAACGGTTAGCATTAGAATTGACTATTTTCATTAATCAATTCAATATAATCCCACTTTAATTTAATTGCCTCTTTTTCACGCTCAGTAATTAAATCAATAACTTCCTGGTCACGTAAAACAACAATCTCATGCCAATACTCTCTACCTTCAATAACAATGTAGTTGAAAAAATACGCTTTTTGTTTGTTTGTTGCCTTCATTTGTTTTTGCATTTGATAGAAGTACTTTTTATCTACTTCGTTACTTAAAACAATCTTAAAAAAGGTATTTGCTTTCGGGCATTTAATTTCTAATACTGCATCATCCGAAACCAAACCATCTGGACTTGCTCCTGTTTCTTCTCCATCTTCAAAGAAACCGCAACTTTCAACTTCTAAAAATTGCAACGCCTTTAATTCTGAGAACTTTTTAAAGGCTAATGGCTCTAAATCGATACCGTTTTGCATATCATAAGAAATATACTGTTCTTCAACTTGTCCGAATAAATGTTCAATCGCTTTTTCAAAGGCATAAGTTTTGCCCGTTTCTCCAAGCCCTTTAATCCCCATTAGTTTATGGGTTTCAGAAGCGGTAAATTTACCTAATCTTTGTTCAATCCATTCATATGATCTTTGGTTACTTTCCATAATTTGAATATAGTTTTTCCATTTCTGGTGTTATTGAATAATGTTTTTTTATAGCTTCGATTGTTGCTTTTGCTTTATAAGCCGTTTCAAAATTAGCTTCTGTAAAGTCAGGTTTCGCTTTTACTTCTGGTCTTATTGGTTGAATTCTTACACCATCCGTAATTGCTCCCATCATTTTTACATTGTGGTCAACAAACAATTCAACAATCATTCCTTTCCAATTCTCAATTAAATGACAATCTTTGCCTACGTAACCATCTTTTTTAGCGAATCCGGCAAGTATTTTACTGTTTGTAGAGTTTAGCTTAAGCGGTTTAATATCCTGCATAAAATAGCAAAATACGCCATTCATTTTAGTTCCTGACACATCAACACCTTCTTCATATTTTACTTCCTTAATTTGGAATATAAGTTTTTTACCTTCGCTTTCTAATGCATCCAAATCGGCACTTGCAAGGTGGGTTGATTTCCTGAACTTTCGCCAGTCTGTTTTTTGTTCTTCCATTATTTCTATTTTAGGGTTTAAATTATTTTACTGAATGAATAGGTTGTTGAAAAGAAGCCACGATTTTTGTTTGTTAGTGCCCATCCGTCACTTGCAAGTTTATCTATTATTTTTCGTGCTTTTTTAATCTTCCAATTATAGACAACTGTAAATATTGGTATGTCCATGTTAGTCGATTATTTTCATTCCTAATTGTTTTTCGGCTTCTTGTCTTGCTATTGTTCGTCTTAAATAACCCCATCTACCATCTCTAAATATAGCGTACATTCCCCACCATAAAATACAAGGCTTTGGATTAAGTCTATAACTGTCCGATTCTTTTGAATCTCCGTCCGTTCCGTTTGGTGTAGTAAAATAAACTTCACCTGTAAAACCTCTTTTAATAGATTCTTCTTTAAGAAGTTCCAATACTTCTTCTTGAGTAGCTTCTTCCCAAACTCCTAGACAACACTTTTCTATGCTTTCTTTTGTGATTATTGCATCATTCCATTGTCCACAACTAGAAATACCACACATGCTTTCTTCTCCTGAATAAAAAGCAAAAGTACCTATATAACTTTTATACCATTTACTAACTTGAAACTCTTGCTTAAAAGCATCAGGAAACAAATCTTGTAATGTTTGTTTAGTCGCTCCTAAACGAGGTTGTTTTTTTATGTATTCGTTAATCTGCTCCTTAGTTATTTCGTATTTTCTCATAATCATATTTATTTATCTGGTTAAAATTTGCTCTGAATACTTTTACCTGTTGTTTAATTTCTTTGGCGTAGTGGGTTGTTGTTTGTATTGTTGTTATTGCGCCATTTTTAGACACTATCATTATACGCAACGACTTTCTGTACAATCGCTTTGATTTCTTTCGGATTTGCGCTCCGTAGTGCGTGAATATTTCTGGGTTCATGGTTAATAATCTTCTGTGTGAAATTTCCAATGATCTAATTCTTCCTGCAAATTTATAATCATTAATTTTCTGTTTTTGTTATAAAACACACCTTCTTCTTCGGATATATCTTCACCCATTTGTAGCTTTGTGTCGATGTGCCATATTTTACTTATATCTTGTTCGTTCATAACTTCTTAATTAAGTTGACTTATATTATTTTCTACAGCCTTTATAATCGCATTCACATTCGGCATTTTGACCGAGTTCGATTTATTCACATAGTCGTTGAATTGGTGTTGATAAACTTCATTAAGGCTCTGAATCCAAACAAAAGTATCTGAATCGCCAGTATAAGTATTTTCTAATCTATACTGATTAAAATCTCGGTAACTTGGTGTAATAACAGCTATTGTTTTCATGTTACACTATTTTATCAAGTTTATAATGATTCTTAACATGACTTATATTTTCAGGGTTTTTAAAATGCAATGATGTTTCGTGCAATGCTTCAGCAACTTTTTGTTTAGCAAATGCAATCATTAACTCCTGAGTTGAAACGTTTTCATTTTCATGCAACAATTTCATGTACATTTCATTTGCTGTAATTGGTGTTGGTTTTACTTTT